CCCGGCTCACCTCTGCATGGTCGGGGGCAAGAGCCCCCGCCAGCAGATGTGGGAAGTCATCCGGGCCAACCGCGAAGAGTTCACCGTCTACCGCGTGGCGCGCCGCTCCAACCAGCACGACAAGACCGTCGAGAAGTATGTCGCCTGTCTTCGCCTGGGCGGCTACGTCGAGGCGATCCGTGGATTCAAGCGCGGCGAAGAGGTCGTGTTTCAGCTGATCCGCGACAACGGCGTCGAGGCACCGAACCTGAACGCCGATGGCAAGCCATCCCAGCAGGGATACACCACCGAGGCGGTCTGGCGGACGTTGCGAATCCTCGGTCCAGCGACCCCGGAGCAGATCGCCGCATCGGTGGCGGCCTCGGGCACGACCGTCTCGCCCAGCACCGTTCAGCGCTACTTCATCGACCTCCAAAACGCCGGATACCTGACCCGCAACGGCCGCCATTACGCCCTCAAGCCAGGCCGCTACACCGGCCCTCGGCCGCCCATCGTCCAGCGCGAGACGCGCCGCCAGGTCTACGACCCGAACCTTGACCAGGTCATGTGGAGTTCGCACGGCGAGTACCAGCACAACCGGAGTCGCTCCAAGAAATCAGAACAGGAGGTGCCGCCATGCGCCGAACACTGATCCCCATCGGCATCTTCCTGGCCCTCGGCCTGCTGCTGGTCCTAGTCGGTGATGCCCTGCTGCCGATCCGCCGCCTCATTGCCTGGCAGTGGGGGTGCTGATGGAACGCGCAATCGATCTGTCGGCCTGGGGCGAGCGTCCGCCTGTCTTCGTCCAGCTGCTGGCCGCCGAGGTGGCCCGCAGCAGCCAGACGAAGGCCGGCGAGGCAATCGGCATGAGCCGTTCGACCGTCAGCACCATCCTCGCCAACCGCTACCCGTCGCCCTCGACGATCCGCGTCGAGCGTCGTGTCCTGGCCGCGCTGAGCCGCATTGAGTGCCCGGCCCTGGGCGAGGCGGTGACCTCGGTCGAGTGCAGCGAGTACCTCCAGCGGCCGGCGCCGCTGAACAACCCCGTCGCGATGCGCTGCTGGAAAGCGTGCCGCGCTTGTCCACGCAACCCGCATACCGCCCCCATGAAACGAGAGGAACGAGGTCATGAGAACCGCACTGCCCTTGAAAGTCTTGACACCTGACTTGGCCCTGAGCCTGCGCACCTTCAACGATGCCGCCCGGCTGCTCCAGCGCATGGGGGTTCGCCTTCATCGCCTGGAGCCGACAGAGGGGCGCGTGACCATCGCCGCAGATGACGCCCGCCAGCTCCTGGAGAAGGGGCTCCTGCTGGGTTTCCAGCGCGAGGCCTCGGCCGGCAGCACCCGTTACATCACCCGCTTCCAGGGCATCACCCTGGCCTGGAGCGAACCGATCAGCTACCGCGACTTCGCCGGCAGCAAACCCGTAATTCACTGAACAGGAGAACGCCAACATGGCACCGAAGAAACGTCTGAAATCCGCTGCCGCCGTCTACGTCCCGCAGACCCGCGAACAGGTCATCAGCGATATCAAGAACATCGGCGACCTCCAGCGCGAGCTGGCCCGTCTGGAAACCGCAATGAACGATGAAATCGGCCAGATCACCGAGCGCTATTCGGAGCCGGCCGAAGACCTGAAGAAGCGCCTGGCGGTCCTCCAGGGCGGAGTCCAGTCCTGGTGCGAGGCCAACCGTGCCGAGCTGACCGACAACAACAAGGTCAAGTACGCGAACCTCACGACCGGCGAGGTCCAGTGGCGCATCCGTCCCCCGTCCGTGACTGTGCGCGGCGCCGATGCGGTCCTGGAGCTACTGCGCAGCAAGGGGCTAATCCGCTTCATCCGCACCAAGGAAGAGGTGAACAAAGAAGCGATCCTCAACGAACCCGAGGCCGTCCAGGGGCTTCCGGGGCTGACCCTGAACACCGGCATCGAAGACTTCGCCATCGTGCCTTTCGAAGCGGAGGTGCAGTGACATGGCCGAGGAAATCAGCATCGACACCATCATGTCGCAGGCCCAGGTATTCGCCAGTGCTTGGGCGCTGGTCGGGGGCACATTCGACGACGGCCATGCCATCGAGAACGCTGAGGAAGCCAAGGCTGAACTGCGCGAAATGCTGGAGGACTTCTGTTCGAACACTGACCTCCTGCGCGTGGCTGAGCTGCTCACCTCTTGGCACCAGAACGGGATGGGCAAGATTGATCAGGCGCTGAATGCGCCGGATACGGCCGAGGTTCGGATTGGTTCGGCCAGGCTCACTGGTTCCCAAGCCATCGGCTTCCGAATCGGCCTACGAGTGGCCCGCCAGTGGCTTGGCACACTCCCGCTATCGCTCACCAAACAGGAGGTGTGACATGGCCGACACCATCGCTTTCTGCTGGGCCTCTGGCCTGATCCAGTTCGGTGACCAGGTTCCCGAGGGCGCCATCGAGATCGCCCGTGGGGACGACCAGGTCGTTCGCGAAATCATCGAAGTCACCTCGCGCCACGCCTACGACGGCAAGTCGCTCCTGGTGCCCGGCATACCCGAGGCAAAAAACCAGGCGGAAGGCATTGAAGCCCTCGAAAGGTTCGTTCGCTGGATCGCCTCGCACGACAGCGAGTCGTTCCAGGTTTTCATGGGAGACGTGTGACATGCCTACCAACGTGGAGCTTGTAACCCGCTTGATGGAGTACCCCAAAAGCGGACCGCTGATGCAAGCAATGGTCCTCCAAGCCTTGGATCAGTTCGCTTGCATGGTACTGGCTTCGGAGCCGGGGTCGCTCGAAAGCCCCATGGTTTCCGAGGCGTCCTGGCGTGCCTGCGCTGAGGAAATCCGGGAAAGCCTATCTAGCCACATGCGTCGGGAGGCGTGACATGACCAAGACGTTCGCCATGTGCCGCATCGACGGCCTGATCGAGCTGCGGGAGGAACACCCAGGCGAGGGCTACTTCGCCCTTGCCGTGGGCGACTTGGCCAGCGTGCGGGCGGCGGTCTTTGCAACCGCTGAGCCGCACCAGGTCGGCAAGAAAGTCGCCCGGCGCGTGCCGGGTGTGAGCCCCGACGCCACCGACCGCGAAAACCTGGGCTCCATCGCCCGGTACATCCAGACCCTGGGCCAGCAGGATCGGCCCGGCTTCCGTGCGCTGGGGGTGTGAAATGCAGCAGTCCAACCCCTTCAATCACCCCGGACAGAGCTACGGCGCCGTAGACGTCGATAGCCGACTCCGCGCCGTTGCCGGCTTCGACCTGGAGCAATGCCGCGCCGCGCTCGCGGTTACCGGCCTCCAGAAGATCGTCGAGAAGAAGCTGCACACCCGCATTCGTCAGCTCCAAAAGGAGGCGCAGTGATGGAGCGCTATCACAACCCGCAGACCGACCCGCTGCCGCTTCGTTCGCCGTACCACGAAGCCGAACGGCAGCGCCTGGAGCAGTTGACCGCCGAGTTTCTCGCCAGTGGTGGCGAGATTCAGCAGCTGGGACACCAGATGCGCGAGACCTACCCATTCGTCATCCACGCCACCCGGACGCCGGTCTATGCGCACCTCCTGGAACAGCCTGAGCAGCCCCTAGCAGCCAAGGTGTCCAGGGCCGGCAAACGGGAGCCAACCGCACAAGCGAGGCCAGAGCGCAAGATTCCAGCGCCCCAGCTCGACGCGAAGACGCTAGCTGCGCGGCTAATGGTCCAAGCCGCACTCGGCGCGTCACCGAGCCAGGCTGCAAGAGCGGTCGGTATCGGCGAGCGGCAGGCTCGCCAGGTGTGCCGCGACTTCAACATCCAATTTCATCGCCAACGCTAGGAGGCCCCATGGCCGTATACACCATCACCCTCAGCGACACCGCGCGCGGAGTAGAGTTCTCCATGCAAGGCCCACCGCTGCACGACTCCGAAGCATCGAAGATCGCCTATGCCCTTATGCAAGCGACGATGTCCCTCGGCCAGGAACTCGCAAAGCAGAACGGAACTGGTAACGGCGTTTCCTGCGCCTGCGACGAGTGCCTGGCGCGCCGCGCTCGCGGCGACGAACCGCAGCAGGGAGTCCACTACACCAAGGCCAAGAACCGCACCGTCCATTGAGCGAAACCGCCCCGGCCTGGCCGGGACGGTCTGCCGGACGTGGTGGTCCGGTACTGACGAGCAGCCAACCCATGAAGAGGTATCAGATGGACACTCAACCTGCGTTTCAGCCCTTACCAAAGGGCTATCAGGTCGCCTGGTACGGTATGGAAAAGCTCTGCACCAAATGTCGGGAATACTGGCCAGCGGATGCCGAGTTCTTCTTCACCAACCCGGACGGAACACTCAAAAATTCCTGTAAAGCCTGCTGGTACGAAATGCCTTCCGTACAGCGGCGCCTACAGGGTAAGGCGCGGAGACTGCAATGAGCCTACGCGCCGTCAACCTCGCAAAAATCCACATCGCCAAGACCCAGCTCGGCATGGACGATGACACCTATCGCGCATTGCTCGCTCGCGTCGCGGGCGTGCGCTCGGCCAAGGACTTAGGGCCGCGCCAGGTCGATCAGGTGCTGGTCGAACTCCAGCGCTTGGGCTGGAAACCGAAGAGCAATCGGCAAGGCCGGGCGACGCCAAAAGTGCCGCAAAACCGGCAAACCGTGCTGCGCAAAATCACCGCGCTCCTGGCCAGCGCCCATCGCCCCTGGAGCTACGCCGACCACATGGCCCGGCGCATGTTCCAGGTCGAGCGGGTCGAGTGGCTGGACGACAGCCAGCTCTACCGGCTGATGCAGGCGCTTATCATTGACAGGAGCCGCCATGAGTAGGTCTGAAGTCGATCTTCGGGAGGTCCAGGACATGCTGCCGGATACCGTCCGCGACATGGCCGGACGCATCGGCCTGCCGGCCACGCTGGTAGTAGTCGAGCAGCTCGGCGGCACGTCCTGGCGGATAGCCGAGGGCCGGGCGCGGAGAGGCGAAGCGCGCCGGGCCGCGCTGGCCGAGCTGGTGGGCAGCGACATCGAGGAGCAGCTTCACACGCACTATCGGGGCGAAGAAATTTACGTGGCTCGCTGCCACAAGGCGCTGGTACGGTGGCGCGACCTGGAGATCGTCGAGCGCTTCGAACAGGGCTTGCGTGATGGGCAAACCGCCCGTAGCCTGCTCAGCGATCTTGCCCGCAAGTACAACCTGTCCGACCGCTGGATATGGGAGATTGTCAACCGGCCGAGCGAGCCGGCACCGCAGCAATCCACCCTGTTCCACTAAGCCGGGGCGCAACGCCCCGGCCGGCGTCTCCGCGCCGATCCTGTCTCAGCCGTTGAACCCCTTCCGCTAATCACGCGTCGCACTCGCCGCCAGGATGGCGGCATGAGCACATCTAGCCCCCCAACGTCTCTACGCAGCCCCCGCGACTACGCCGCCGCCATCCTGGCCGAGCCCAGCCGCGAGCGTCGTAACGCTCTGCTGGAAGCCTGCCCGGTCAACTGGCAGCCACTTGTTCGGGCGCACGTCGAGGACGCCTTCGCGAAGGTCAAGGCGTATCGCCAGATGATGGACCACCGCGCCGAGTCGATCCGGCGCGGCCCGCCTCCAGCTCCCCGCGTCACCGACACCGATTTCCGCATATCCAACTACACCAAGTCCGCCCCGGAGGTAGGCAATGCGCACCTATCCGCAATTCGGGCAGCGCTCGCAACGGAAGCACCAAATGCCTGATCCCGCATCCACCTCGGCCGGCAGCGCCGCGCTGCTGAAAATGTTTGGCATCCATATCAGCGCGGGCGCCCTGGCCGCCGCCCTGGGCTTCCTGGTCCTGTGGCCCAGGACCATGAAAGAGGGGTTTGCCCGGCTGTTCTGCACCATCGTCGCGTCCAGCGTCTTCGGCCCGATCCTGGTCGTTTACCTGCACTCCAACCGCCCCGAGCTGTTCGAGTCCGCCCAGGTGGTGGCCGGGCTCTACCAGTTGGAGCCGGCAGTCGGCCTGCTGTTCGTTTCCGCTCCGCTCCTGGTGATTGCCGGTCTGCCCGCCTGGTGGCTGATCGGGGCGGCCCTGCGCCTGTTTGAGCGGGACGGCGATTCATGGCTGGGCGCGTTCGCTCAGTGGGTAAAACGCAAACTGGAGAACACCTGATGGCCCTTCAACCTCGCGGCATCCGCAACAACAACCCCGGCAACATCGTCTGGTCGGCACGCAACAACTGGCAGGGCCAGCTCCCGCACAACCCGAAGGTCGAGCCGCGTTTCGCCCGTTTCGATACCGCACATAACGGAATCCGCGCCTTGGCAAAGCTGCTGCTGAACTATCGCAAGGTCCACGGCCTGCGCACCGTCGAATCGTTGATCGCACGCTGGGCGCCGTCCAACGAGAACGACACCCGCGCATATGCTACGGCCGTGGCCCGAGCCATGGGGGTTCCACCGCAGGCCGGCCTGCACATGGACCAGGACACCCTGGCCGCCCTGGTGACCGCGATCATTCGGCACGAAAACGGGCAGCAGCCCTACAGCGCCGAGCAGATCGCCCAGGCCGTGCGGGAGGTGCTGTGATGCAACGCCTGCGGTTGGCAGCAACTAAAGGCCGCACTCTGGTTGGCGTGATCCTGATCGAGACCGGCCTAGCCCTGGTGCGGGCTGGTACCGGGCTGCTGCCGAGGTCTTCCGAATGACCTGGCGCCTCGGCTTGGCCCTGGCCCTGTTCCTGGTGAT